CCTAGAACTAAGCGAAACAGAACTAGAAGTAACCACACTTGCTACGGCAATGTTTATGAAGTTTATGGAAAGCGAAATAGAGCGCCATAAAAATCATAAAGATTACTCAATGGATAAGTTGTTTGCGTTTATGGAAATGTATGTTCGTGCAGGAGATATTTGGGTGCGGTTGCAGAAGTTGCAAGGCGCTACACAAGAAGAGATTGCTTCATACCTATCAGAGCAGGAGGTGTAGAGATGTTGCCTAGATACCTTTACCACGCAACTGCGGTTTGTAATCAGGAAGGCATTGAGCGAGAGGGATTACTCTCAGCGTTCGGTGAAGTCTATGCAAGTGAAAGTGAAAATGATTGCTTAGCGTTTATGGGCTTCAGGTTGATGTCGCACTTCCATATGGGTAAAAAAGGCGAAGAGCCAGTATTCGTAAAGCACGACAGATTAGTTGTGTTTCAGATTGACACGAAGGTTACCGATAAATCTAAGTGGGAAGTAGGGACAGACCACAGTCCAGCTTTTTTTGGTAACGCAACCTCTTGGGTTCATCGCGGTTCCATAGCAAGAGAAGCCCTTGTGCGGGTTATTGAGTTCGCACCTAAACAAGAATTGTCAGATTGGAAAACTGGATTGGAAGTAAAAATCCAATGAAAACTATTATCTTTACAGAGAAGTTCAGTATCTACGTTGGACTAAATGATGCGGTTGGCATCTTTAGTTTGTATCAAACTTTTCTTTCTGAAGAAGAGTTTCTTCACCTGCGGTTAGAAGCCGTAGAGTTTTTTGTTGCCGAGTCAAGAAGTATGTCGTATCACGATAAATCATTAGACAACAAAGACTTGCGTATGGAGTTTATAGATGGCGCTATTTATGACTATCTCAATGAAGCGTTTGATGGTCGTAGAGATATAGAAACACCGATGCTGAAGTCGGCTGCCAATGATATTTTGCTGGCAGATGCTTGGCGAAGTGGGGTAAAAATCGGAAAGAAACAATGGCAACACCTAAATCAAGACGAAGATAATAGGAGGCTAGACAACTATGCAAGCAGATGAAAAAGTAGTTGCGCGACTAAAAGAACTAAGACCACTTCAGCGAGAGAAAGCAAGAGGGGCTAAAAGAGATGCTCCCGAAGTCTTGGAGTTTGACAAACTTATCGTAGAAGAAATTGAGCGAGGAGTTTCGGCAGCAGAACTTGCAATACTTCTCGGATACAAAACTACGGGTGGAGTTTCTAATAGATATAAAAGAGTAAAGAAAAGTTACTCTATCGGGTTCACTCAAACTGGAGAAGTGAAATCTACTCAGAGTCACAGAGTGGGGAGAAAAAGAAAGAAGATGAAAGTCAGAGACCTTGTAAGTCACTTGCAGATGAGTTATCTTCCTGATGACGAAGTTGATGTAAGAGATGTTGTTGAGTTGATAAAAGAAGTAGAGGGTAAAAATGTCGGTAACTGAAGACCCAGTACACGGCTATGAGATGTGCGATGCGTGCGGGACAGCAGTTCCGTGCACACAGCAGGAAAGAGTTCCTGATGATGGTTTGCGTTTAGACTTTCTAAACTCAGGGTATTACGGCGGTTTTACAGATAACTATCCACCAAGAGAAGGTCTTGATTGGATAATGTGTCACGATTGCGTTGTGAAGTTCCTAGAAACTTTTCCGATGCTTGCTAGTAATGTCACGGGCGGACAACACCCTGCGGATAAAAACAAAAAGCCTTGTTGCAAATGGGCGTGGGCGTTTGATGGAGATGATGTTCTCTCGGTAGATGCCGATGGTAACTGGACAGTAAAAGAGAAAAGGGTAGCCGTATGAGTGAAGCAGTTGATTTGATACCTCTAACAAAGAGCGTGATGTTCGTTGGGGACTACTTCTCAATGATTACAACAGTTGTTCTCAACGAAGAGATGCGTCAAGAGGGCGAAGATGACGAGGATTTGGCTATTAGATTGGCTGGAGTTCTTATTCAGGAGTTCTACGGCTGGGACGTAGTTGCGGTCTCAAACGAGATTGGTTTAGTAGAAGACGAGTAGAACGTGCGCTGCGGAAGAAATAGGGGTAAAAATCCTGAGTTATTCTAGAAGCTCCGCGCAGCGCTGAGAATACTCGCGTAGTGCGATGAGGCGGCTCTACCTTCCGCCGCATCTCTCCTCCTACTCCCTGAGGGGGAGAGGTGTTGCCTGAGGAGCACTTTTAGGCTCGCTCAGCCCCTCTAAAGACGGAAACTGATGCGGTTAGCCTCCTTATAGAACCAAGCAATCAGTAGTAAAGTTCTTGTATGTTGATACCCGGAATAGTTGATAAAGAGTTCCATCAAAATGGCTCAGCCGCGCCTTTTGTCGCCGCCATCATTGACGACCCAAATGACGGAGAAACCAAACTTGTTATTATGTTTGAGGAGTTAGGGCACATTGCGGTGTTGTCTTTAGACAGACTGATTGATTCTGAAGATATTTCGGTGAAGAACAATTCCCATCACGCTGATCGTCACGAAGACCTTCTTCGAGATCTGCTGTGGGAAGACTAAAGGGTAAAAATTTAGCCTGGTAACCAGGCCCATCGCTGCGTGAACAAGGGAGATAGAACGCAATGACTACGATTGCTGCGATACAAGGGGAAGGCTGGGCTGTTGTTGCCTATGATTCCCGCGTCTGCGAAGACAATCGTTCTTTTATCCTGCCGAAAGATGCTGGGAAAGTTGTTCGTAATGGTCAATACATTTTAGGTGCGGCCGGGGATATGCGTGCCGTGAACCTTTTGGCGCACACACTCAAACCACCTTTACCTGCTGCTACTGATATTGGCATCAAACTGGACAAGTTCATCTCCTCTAAGTTCATACCTGCACTCAAAGCCTGCTTTGATGAGGCTCAATACGGTGAAAAGGGAGAGCAAGACTCAAATGTTTTAGTGATTGTGCACGGAACCATCTATGAGATTGGCTCTGGCTACGACTGGTGTCACGAAGAAAGAGGCTTTCACGCTCTGGGAACTGGGGCTGACTACGCATTAGGTGCGATGTATCAAGCTTCAGAGGGTAAAAAAAGAACGATGTCCCACGCACGCAGCAGCGCAAAGAACGCGGTCGCCATCGCTTGCCGTCTTGACCCCAACTCAGGTGAGCCTGTTTATCTCTTGACCCAGAGTTCCTGAGTAGATTTCCTCCAGGCTGGATAGCACTTCCAAATAACTTTCCAAAGATTTTCTTGCAAAGACTTGCATCTTCCTGCACTTCCTGTTATAGTTGTCCTAACGACGAAAGGACAGCAAGATGTATGGATTACCAGACAGCGCCATCTATGGCACTTACAAGCGTGCAAGGAGAAGTATGAAGCCTGCAAAGCGTGGAGATAACACCACCTACATTTATAACCCAAAGGCACTAGATAAGGCACAAGGTGATGAAGAGTTTTTAGGGTTAGCAATTTTTCTTCCTATGATTGCACTAGGAAAGTTGTTTGACTTCATTGGTTCATCTGCCGAGCGCATTGGTAATCGTGCCGAGCGTTGGGATAGGAAAATGCGAGCCAAGCGTGCCCGACAAATGCTTGACGCAAAAAAGAAAGTTTCATAACCTACTTGCAAAATGCAGGAAGGTCTGATAGACTTACATCTGTAAGCCAAAACGACGAAAGGACACGAAATGATAAATGCAGTTGAGAGATGGTTAGGCGTAAGCCTCACTAAGCGAGGGCGCTATGTAGTTGGGACAATCTTGTTCCTGCTATTCCTTGCGGTGTTTGCGTTCGCAGACCACATCACGACACCTGAAGCGTGCCGAGTTCCAGTAGAAGAGATGAGTTCTTTCTGCAAGAACTTGCTCTACCCATAAGCGACGAAAGGACAGGGTAAAAATGTCAAAGCATAAAGGTGGACGAACGCTCCCCCAAAAAGTATGGACGCCGTTTCAAGAAGCAGTCCCATACGCACACGGGAAGGAAGCAAAAGACTCACTACGGGAACACGAAACCCTTTGGGCTAACTCGTTCTATGTAGTTCATAAGTTTCTGTTTGAGGCAACTGAAGAAGGTGCAATCCACCTGAGCATCAGACATCAAAACAGAAAAGCAATAAGAGACTGGCGACACTTCCAACGCATCAAGAACGAACTTGTTGGTGCGGAAAGAGAAGCCATAGAAATCTTCCCACCCGAAAGCCAACTTGTTGATACGGCTAATCAGTATCACCTGTTTGTCTTACCTGTGGGAGCAACCTCTCCGTTCACTTGGAACGCTGGTCGTAGAGTGACTAGCGACCCCGACGACGAAGAGACCCGTAATTGGATAGCGTCTTTAGGTGGCGACCCTGACACAATCGGGGGAGCAGTCCAAAGACCCATAGAAGAAGGATACGAAAGGTAAAAATGAAGAGTGCAAACATCGCACAACAGGCTTCGGAACTTTATGACAAAGGTTTCGCAATAGAAGCAGTAGCAAAGGAACTTGGAGTCGCATACCGAACTGCACGCAAGGCGATTTATTCGCAGGGCACAGTCGTTAGAGACCCATCAACTCGTTTGGTTGGAAGAACCCGACCTGACAAGAAAAGGAATACAGATGCCTAAGAACATTGTTTGGACTTCAGTAATCTCTGCGCTCGCTTGCGTCGCATCAGTAATCGCTGCGGTCACTTACTACCCAAACCTCGTAATGTCGTTTGGCTTTATTGCAATAACTTCTGCACTTCTAAGTGCAAGAGAGAAATAACAACTACTAATGAAAGACGAAAGGACGCCAAATGTGGCTATTTAGTGAAACAGGTTTTGTATCTGCGGTCGTAGACCTGCAGGACAAAAAGAAAATGATTGTTCGTGGTCGTGACAAGAAGAGTTTGGAAGCTCTGGCGAAGTTCGCTGGGGTAAAAATTCTAGATACCCCGCAGCGGGACTACCCACATCGTGTGTTTGTCTCGAAGAAGAAGTATGCGGAGTGGGTGTTGAAGACCATCGAGGAGATGCAATACAACAACTACAAGTCTCGTATGTATCAGACTCGTGGTGCAGACTTCACTCACAGCCTCTCTGAGGTGTGGTCAGTTATGCATCAGGTCTCAGAGAACTATGTGAAGCCGACCTACTCCTATACGGGGTTTGCGGACGACTCATACTACGAAGATGAGTATCCAAGTCTCTCTCCAAAAAAGTCAGGCTAATAACTTGACTTCCCTGCAAATGTCAGGTAGATTGGTCTAAAGCCAACAGGGAGGCAAATCAAATGACACAAATGACATCAACATACGCACCAGCATCAGAGAAGCAAATCAAGTTTCTTGATGACTTGGTAAATAATCGGGAAGTCCCGAGAGAGATGGTCTCTGCATATCTTGCGGAGAAAAAAACTCTTGACATCAAGAAGGCATCAAGCCTGATTGGACTTTTCTTGGGATACCCAAAGATGGTTGTCCAGCCAACCTTGCCATCTCCAGCCTTCGCTGAATTGATAAAAAAGGCAGAACCTAACCTCTATGGAGAACTTATTGGGGCACTTCAGGGAGTGCCTAAAAGCAAGTATGCGATACCAGTTTCTGAGTTGATGACTGACCTTCTGAAGGACAAAGTGCACGGAGATTTAGTCTTCGTTGAGGTCAAGGAATATATGAAGAAGACCTACATCAAGAAGTTATATGGTTCAGTTGGAGCGTTCACTCGTGTCCGACCAGCCGTTGAGGACGCCCTTGTGTTTACACGGATAATCAAGACTGACCCATACAAATACACCAAGTTGTTTGCTGAACATTACCAATGCTGTGGCAAATGCGGTGCTGAACTCACAGACCCTAAGAGCCGTGAGTTGATGCTTGGACCAGAGTGCAGGAAGGCGTTCATACTCCCGTAACCTTTTGTTGGGGGAAATCCACCTTTTGGGGTATTCTTAGGGGGTGGATTACCCTGCAAACGTGCTAGGGTTTAGGAGGTAAAGACGTATTAGACAAAATGATGAGGGCTATATAACGCCCTTCGGTGCAGTTTCACTAGCACCTGTCCCTATCCCCTAACAAAGGAGCAACAATGCGTATTTCTAAACGCGAAGCAGAAACAGTAGTGTTCGGTTTGTCAATGGCTTTCGTGCTATTGAGTGCCAGCGCTGCGGTAGCCCAAGCAGTTGGAAACAACGATAGCCAATCCAATGTAGTAGCAGTAGCAGATACATCAACAACGACATCAACGACAGTAAAGAAGAACGTAGTGATCCCTGATCGCGTCGATAAAGGGGTAAAAATCTACTCACTTACGACAGCTTCAGTCACTACAAATCCTCCAGCCCCATCAGTTCTTGCGAAGTATGCGGAACGTCGAGCGCCATTAGAGCCTGAGGAACTCAAAGAACTTCTCAAAGCAGTTGGATTCAAGGGAGAAGCCTTGAAACTTGCTTGGGGTATTGCGATGCGAGAGTCCCGTGGAGGACCTACATCGCACAATGAGAACTCCAATACAGGAGATAACTCCTATGGATTGTTCCAAATCAATATGATTGGCAGTCTTGGAACAGACCGCCGTGAGAGATACGGTCTCACAACCAACGAAGAACTATTCAACCCAGTAGCCAATGCGCGGATTGCTTTCCTAATGTCAGGTGGAGGAGAAGATTTCGGCGCTTGGGGGGTAGGCAATAACGCTTATAATGGAGGGAAAGTTGGTGACCTCTATTCGTGGGTTGCTAAATTCCCATCAAAGTAGGAAGGAAACCTATATGTCAGAAGAATTCAAGCCAGCCGAACCTATTGTTCCAAAAGTAGATGCGGTTGTTGTTGTCCCAGAACCAGAAGTTGTTGTGAAGCAAGAAGCTGTAGCTGTAGCTGCAGCAGCTCCTGAAGCTAAAAGGGGTAAAAATTCCGATCAGTCGAACGTAGCTGCCAAAGGTTCTGGTGTTTATGTCCAGATGGCTGCGCTTGTTTGCTGCGGAAGCGCTCGCAATTCACGCTCTGTCATCTCAGTTCAGAAGCGTTTGATTGAACTTGGCTACTCCTCTGCAGGAGATGAGAAGAGTGGCTACTTCGGTGAGAACACTTGCTCTGCTCTACAAGAGTTCCAAAAAGATAAGCGCATAGAATCAAAAGATTGTTCTGACTTAGCAACGATTGAGGCTTTATTTAGTGGCACGGCAGTAGAAATCCTGCCTTAGTTCTTTCATATCAACGCCCAGTCTCTCATCTATTATTGAGGGGCTGGGCGTTGTTGCGTCCCGTAGCAACGTCATTAGTGCGGACTATGGAAGGACGGCACAAAATGGCAGCAAATACAGAAAAGACCAAAATGGTTCTATCAAGAATTATGGCGGTGTTCGCAGCATCTGGGTTATCTGTGATTGGGGCTGGCGCTATTGCTGGCGTAGAACTCACACAAGCAATCTTGATGGCTGGCATAGGTGGCGTGGCGACCGTAGTTGAGGGGTTGAGTCGCGCTTATCTACAAGATGGGAAACTCACTGCGGCAGAGATAGATGATGTCTTTGCGGCTGTAGATAAGAAAAGGGCACCTAGTAAGGGTGCAGCATCTAAGTAGTTAGACCTGTGAACAGGAAGACCCAGGGGGAATTTTTACCCCTTGGGTCTCCTCTTTCTAAATCTTCACCAAATTATTGGACAATGAATAACTGCAATGTGCTTTCCTTTTGCGTTCTTCGCATCTGAGAACCAACCTATAAAGACACGCCCACGCTCTTCGTCCTCTGCGTATGCGCCGTAGATGTCTTGCCCACACTTCACACAGGTCGTGAAATACTCTTGCGTCTCTGCATTGTAGGTGTGCCCTTGTTTAGGGTCGTGCCTCTTCATAGCCTCTGCTACTTCTGCCTCTAGTGGTTCTGTCTTTGTTGTTGTCATAGTGTCAGTATCCCAACCACGGTGCAGATAACAACTGCAAGCAATGCGGGCCAAGGGCCGTCAGTAGTTAGGTTCTCTTCTAGCCAATCTACGATACTTCCAAAAAAATATGAGATGTCATCTAGTCTGTTTCCGAAAAAGTCACTTATCATTTCGTCGTTTCCTTTGTTCTGTTTGCTACTCCCTGTAGCAATAAGTGAACTATGCCAACCTTCCTGCACTTTGTCAAGTCCTTTACGGCGTGTCGTATAACAGTTTGATAAAGAAAAACCCCCCTGCCTAAGCAAGGGGGCTCTTCTGTCCCGTGACTAGATAAGTGTAATGCTAGGTTCTACGAACTTCTGCACCTTTGCTACGGTCAGTTTCATAATGTCTACCTGCTCCTGTGTGAGTCCAATAGTCTCACCTTCTGAGTCTGTCCCACCTGTGAGAACTATGTCCCCGACTAGGTAGTCCGTGTGTGCCCCGAATACTTTGTCCCACATATATTGTGCGTATGGGTTATGCGGTAGCCCTGTCAGTTTGCCTTCTTCGTTGCACCACATTGAGAGGTCTGAGGCTAGGTCTATCGCCTGCACCCACCCACCTACTGCGGTCTGTAGTTTGTTGAGGCTGTCCGAGGCTAGGTCTAACTCTGTGACCTCTCCTGTTGTTGTTACCTGTAAGGCTGTCTTTGTTGTCATTGGGTGTCCTTTGTCTTGTTGTTACTTGCTTACGGTGTAAGTCTATAAACCTCTCTGCACTTTGTCAAGTCTTAGCCGTTAGTTAGTTTGTCGTCTTTGTAGCAATCGTAGGACTCGTGGGTGTCCTCTCGCCTTCCACATAGGCAGACCTTTGCGGTGTAGACCTTTGGTCTGCGGTTAGGCAGACTGCCTACTGCTATTACCTCTACAACCTCTACCCCTAGTTTCGTGGCTAAAGCTTGTGCGTCTGCCTGTCTTGCGGTGCTGTAGGTGTATTTTTTACCCGACTTAGGGTTAGTCACTTGATACATTTAGAACCCCTCTCTGTTGTATTTGCCACGACTCTCAGGTGTCCCATACTTGCCTAGTTTCTTCATCTCTGCCTGCTCCTCAGGTGTCCTCTCAATGCGGTATTCGTCTCTGATACTTTGAGCCCACTCGCTGTTTATAATCTTCTCGTCTAGGTTGTTTAGCATTTCATTTACTCGGTTGCTTACTGCGGTGAGTATCTTCTTCATAATGTCTCCTCGTCGTTTGTGTTTGTGTTTATTGCGGTGGCATAGGAAAGCCCCTCAGGTCAGGGGGTGACCTAAGGGGCTCTAGTCCTATTGGGTTAGGCGCTTACTGCCTGCAAGATTTGGACTCGTGCGGTGCGACCCCAGATGATGTCCTGCACTTCTGCCATCTCCATCTTGCGGAACTGCTTAGGTCCGTTTCCGTCAATCTCCTCAGTCACGATGAAGCGGGTGATGTCGCAAGAACCTGCGAACAACTCACGAACCTTGTTCAGGTTGTCTAGGTGGAAATAATAAGTAACTCCGCCTGCTGTGATTTCTACTCCATAAGTCTTATACATCGTTTGTTTCTCCCTGTGTAAGTAAGCCTTATTGCTTACAAAAGATAATCTAGCAACCTTCCTGCACTTTGTCAAGCCTTTCTGCAAGATTTTTTAGATTTATTTTTAGCCTCTAGGCAAGCCTCTAGGCATAGCCCAAGCCCAACCCAACCAGCCCAACCAGCCCAACATAAGAGACCAAGACCCAAGACCCAAGCCCAAGACCTAACCCAAGACCTAGCCCAGCACCTAGAAAGATTTAGTGACTAGATAGATAACTTCCTAACAACTTGATGACCTTGACCTGGTGACCAGGCTTGACCACTTCCTAACAACTTGATGACCTTGACAATAAAACAAACACCTTGACCAACAATGACCACACATAATGATGACTTGACCACACATAGTGATGACCTTGATGACCTTTGATGACCTTGATGAATACAAAAGCAACCCAGCAAGCAAAAACTCAAAAGAAAGCAAAAGCCAAGAGAGAAGCAAAAAAGTTTAGGAAACGATTTGGCGGAGTCCCAAATATAAGCGGGGCCCACTCGCAGCCCAAAGTCAATTAATGTAAATGTTCATCTTTTCGACCTTCTCGTACAAAGAGATAGCCCCTCTTTCTCCCGTACGACACTTCAAAACTCCTGTACTATAGACAAATGGATCAGACGCCGCTATTGCCTTCAGATGAAGTGACATTCATCAGCTCTCTGCCGCGTCCAGAGGCAGAATCGCGCCTCCGAGTCCTCTGGGAAGCAGGTTGGTCCCTTCAGGCGTTGGGTAACTCCTTACAGCCACAAAGACCTAAGACCACAATCCACTTCTGGGTAAAAAGAGCGCAAATAGTGGAGCAATTTAGGGATATCCCTGCTCCACCTCCAAAATCGCTAACTACCTCAGTTCCTACTAAATCTGCACCTCGTCTGAGGTCCATTTCTCCGGGCGTCCCTCCCGATATGAAACCTCGACTAAAAGAACTTAGTGCTCTAGCCCAAAGGTATAGAGCTAAGACAGCCCCAGACAGTCCTCTGGCTTTAGCTAACGATGAGCTGACGGCTGTAGCAAAGACCCTGAGAAGCATGGGTGTACCGACTGCGGCTATTGCCGAGGCTGCAGGGGTTTCCTACCGAGCAATGGCGAGAAGGTTGAGTAAGTGAGACAGTACGAAACACAGTCTGGTATCTACACAGAAGAAGAATTAGCTGTTGTGGTTTGGATTAATCCAAAAGCAAAAAAGTCTCGACAGTCCAGAGCTCTTGAAACCATGACCTCTGAGAACTCTCGCTTCCCTATGGCTTTCCCTATCCGCAGTCTCACAAAGAATCGCTCTTGGAAAAATGCCCAGTTGGCTAAAACAAAGGAAGATGTCTTTTCCTTCATACCTTTGAGTGAGCGTTCTAGACCAGTACTTATTCCGTTAGGAGTAGCAAAAGAAGCTTTGGGGTGGAATGACTTTTACATCCCTTCTGAATATACGGAGAAGTAGTGAAGAAGATAGTTGACGTATTCCCTGCTGTTATAAAACTCGCTCCTCCGGGCTCTCTTTCCGACATCACCATGTTAAAAACCACTGGAGATGCTCCAAAAGGGACAAGGAAGTTGGATAGATGTCGGGCTGTTGTACTTCAAAACACTTTATTGATTGCTGAAGATTCACCTGAGGGGCCTAGAATTGTTTTCCGTGAGGAAGTAGAGTTAATGGTGCAAGACAAGAAGCTAACTCACATTTTGACCGTTTCAGGCAAGATTATTGCGTTTATGAAGGATGACAACTGCGGTTGTGGGTCCAGATTGCGTAGTTGGAACCCATATGGGAGCTTTATTAGTTCGGGAGAGGACCCTAGTTGAGTCTTTTGGAGTTCATTGTCTTAGGTCTAGCGACCTACCGAGTGACACGGCTTGTCACAAGAGACACGATTCTCAATACACCAAGAAATTGGATATGGAAAAAGTTCCCTCCAGAGACCTCCAAGCTCGGATACCTGTTCACTTGTGAGTGGTGTACCTCGATTTGGGTGGCATCAGCCTTTGGAATATCTACTATCATTACATCAGTAACTATTGCTGTAGCCACGGTGTTCGCACTGTCTGCAGTAGCAGGGCTGTTAACTGCGTATGAGGATAAATAATCTCATGCTCCGTAACCAAATTGACGAAGGGTATCTCAAGTGAGCGTATTCAAAAAAGTAGAGCCAGTTGAAGAAGTACCAGCTGCAGCTCCTAAGCGCCCAACCCGTCGTCGCGCATCCACAAAGCGCTCAACACAAGTAGTACAAATTCCGCAGAGACCTGCTCCATCTTCTTTCGCTAATATTTTTACCAGCGGAACTCCAGCAATGTCTGCTGCATACAACATTCCTCGTTCTCTTACTGCTGCTGCTGTTCAAGTAAAGGTAAATGACAAAGCAGAATTCGAGCAATTTAAAACTCGTCGTCACGCATCTTCATCAGCATGGCAAGCAGAAGCTTGGGAATATTACGATGCCATTGGTGAAATCAAATATGCATTCAACTTAGTTGCATCAGTTGTTTCACGAATTAGAATTTATGCTGCAGCAGTTGATGATCCGTCACAGGCTCCAGTGTCTGTAAATGAATCTCGTGTTGTTGAAGGAAATCTTTCAGCAGCAGCAGAGCGTGCACTAGAAAGGTTAAACTCAGCATATGGTGGTCAAGCAGGTTTACTCAAAGATGCTGCTCTTAATCTTTCCGTCTCAGGCGAATGCTATTTGGTTCAGATGCCTGCTCGTCCAGGAAGTGGTCTTCCTGAGTCTTGGGACATTCGTTCTGTTGACGAAGTAATTACAGACCCTAAGGGTGGCTTTAGTGTTATCGGTCGCAGAGAACAAGCAGCTGGACAAGGTGCAGCGTTTGGTGTTTCTCGACTTGGTAGCAAAGCATTTGTAGGACGCATCTGGCGTTCACACCCACGTTTCTCTGATGAAGCAGATTCATCACTTCGTTCACTACTTGATCTATGTGCAGAACTCTTACTACTGAATAGGACATTCCGTGCGACTGCTCGTTCTCGCCTCAATGCTGGCGCTCTTTATCTCCCAGACGGTCTCTCGGTTGCGGCGCAGGCGGACCCAGACTACCCATACGATTCTGAGGATGGTATCGGCGCAGGCTTTACTGCCGAAGAAGCAGAAGACGAATTCGAAGAACAATTAATTGATGCGATGACAACTCCGATTCGCGATGAAGAATCAGCGAGCGCAGTTGTTCCTCTTATCATTCGTGGTCCTGCAGAACTTGGCGATAAGATTAAGCAGTTCAAGTTTGAGCGTTCATTCGACCCTGCACTTGCAGAGCGTTCTGACCGTGTTCTAGAACGAATCCTTCAAGGACTAGATGTTCCAAAGGATGTCGTAACAGGACTCGCAAACGTTAAATATTCAAACGCACTTCAAATTGATGAAGCACTTTACAAGGCACACATTGAGCCAATGATGCTTCTTATCTGTGATGCACTCACAGTTGTTTATTTGCGTCCATACCTCATTGCTAATGGTTACCCAGAAGCTGAAGTAAACAAGATTGTTGTTTGGTATGACCCATCAGCAGTTTCAACACGCAATGACCGTGCTGCAGATGCAGACGCTGGTTATGACCGTATGGCTGTTTCTGGCGACACATGGCGTCGTGCTCACGGCTTCTCAGACCAAGATGCACCTACTCCAAACGAGTTGGCTCTTCGTATGATGACCGAGAAGGGTGCAATGACCCCTGAACTTACAGAAGCAATGCTTAATACTGTTGCTCCTGAAATGATGCAAGCAGTTAAGGCTGCTGCACAAGCGTCATCTGTTGCGCCTTTAACTCCAGAGTTACAACAAATTCTTGAAGGTGGAGCTCCTGCAGAAACTCCTGCAGAGCCACCAGCTACTACTCCAGAGGTAGGACAGTAATGGCTGAAGAGACTTGCCCTCCAGCAACGCAAGATATTGCAATCAATCTTGAGAATCGTAAAAAAGCAATTGATACAGCAATGTATGGACCTCTTAATCCTGCAGAACCAAACGAAGAGTATTGGACTGCATTAGGAGCTGAGTGGAATGTAGATGCAGAGACTGCAAAGCAACAACGTTGTGGTAATTGCGCTGTATTTATTCAAACTCCAGAAATGAAAGCTTGCATTGAAGGCGGTCTAACAGATAACGCAGATGAGTTTGAATCAATTGATGCAGCTGGAGAACTTGGCTACTGCGAAATCTTTGATTTCAAGTGTGCATCTGCTCGTACCTGTCGTGCTTGGGTTGCTGGTGGTCCAGTAACAGCAGCTGGTAAGAAAACAGTTGCTCAAACTCCTGCTCCAAAGAAAGACCAGATTAAAGGCTCAGATAAAAACTCTAAGGGTTCTGCATCTGGTTCAAAGAAAATTAATTTTGATGCAAAAACAGAAACAACACTAAAGAACAAGGTTGCAGAACATAATGAAACTGCACCAAAGGGTCGTAAAGCGTCTTTGTCAATGCTCAAGGCCGTCTACCGTCGTGGTGCTGGAGCTTTCTCCGTATCGCACCGCCCCGGTATGACTCGCAATCAGTGGGCAATGGGCCGCGTTAACGCATTCTTGCGTCTTCTTAAGTCTGGAAAGCCTTCATCTGCTGCCTACAAGCAAGATAACGATTTACTTCCAGCTTCACACCCACGAAGCACAAAGAAGTCAGCATCAGCAATGACTGCATCTGGTTTGATTCCAGAAGAGCAAGCTCTTGCAGAAGCACTTGTTTGGGTTACTACCAAGTATGGAAAATTTGACCAAGATGGCGATGGGGTATGGGCTGGTTACACACCTGCATACGACAACGAAGTTAAGGATATTGGCGTTAAGTGTTCCAACTGCGTCTTCTTTCAAGGAACAGAGTGTCAAATCATTTCACTTGAGATTGAAGCAGAAGGTAAGTGCCGATTTGCAGTAATTCCAGAAGGAGTTGTTGATGGTTCAGCAATCCCCGTTCGCGATGAAGAGGATATGGAACTTCTACTAGCAACTGCATACGCAGAGGCGCAGCTTCTTACAGAACTTAAAGAAGAATCAGAATACGATTCTCCTGAAGAAGTTATTTTTTCTATGACAGAATTTTCTGGCTTAGGTTACGACGCAGAGCAAGCCTTTAGAGCTAGCTGGCTTCGTGCAATTCGTAACAATGACAATCCATTTAAAAGAGTTTCATTACTTGCAAGCATGACATACGACAGCCTTGATGCAGACCTCCTTCCAACACGAGAGGTAGCCCAGTAGTGAATATCAACTACCCAAAGAAATCAGCTCTTCGTCTTTCTTCTATTGAAGAACAGACACAAAAGATTAATGCTGCAGCGTTAGAGCTTGTTGAAAAAGCCAACGCCGAGTTCTCTGGTACTCGTACTGTCACAAAGAAGGCAGCTCTAACAGTTATCTCCCGTTCTCTTGCTAAAAACGAATCAGATGCATTCTCTGTTCGTAAGCACAAGGCTCTTACAGAGCTTTCTCACTACATCACCCTTGCTCAAAGTAATAGGGCTCTTACTGCAAGTGTAGAAAATACAGACCTTCTACCAATTGCACACCCACGTTCAACTCGCGACAACGACATGACTCTTGCATCCTTGATGCAACACCGTGCTCGTTGGATTATTGATGACCCAGATATTCAAGATGATAAAGCTCGTACTCTTCTTGCCTCTGCTCTGACTTCACACCCAGCATCAGTTGAATATGAGTATGCAATTACTCACCTATCAACAATGCCTCAAGGTATGGTTCCACAGTATGCACTTCTTGCAGCTCTTGGTGATGGAAACTCATCTGCAGCTCGTCGTGCTCGTGCAATGCTCCAGCGTCGTGACCGTAAGGGCCGCTTTGCTGAGATGGGTGGGGGACTTCGTGCACTTATCAAGCGTGCAGCAAATGGTTTAGTTCAAAGTCTCACTGGAACAGCAGTATCTCAAGGTATCGATGGCGATACATTTGATATGGAGCTTCCAGATGGAAAGCTTGTTCGAGTTCCAGCAAGTTCAGCTGAGGCAATTAAAGCAATCCTTCCATCAATGCAGACAAAGGATGGATATAGCAAGACTCCAGCAAAGGTTTCTATTGGAGACCCTGTAATTAATGAAGCAGACCTAGAAGTTGTAGACGCTCCAGATGGATTTAAGCTTGACGAAACTTGGTCTCCTAGCGCAGATGATGTTGATTACTACGGAACAAAGATTGATCTTGGCAAAAAGTTTACAGATGATGCTTACGATGTAATTAAGTTTGATGTAGCCAATGCTTCTGCAAAAGATAAGTTTGAAGCTGCTCAGCAGAAAGAAGCAGAAGGACAGAATATTGTCACTGTTGGTAAGGGTAAAAATAACTGGGTAGATGAAACTAAGCCAGTTTATTTTGTAAGCCGTCGTGACGGAAAAGATAAGACATTTGCTGCAGTTCAGTCATGGGCAGATGTTCAAGATTTCATTACCCAAGATGAGCCTAAGTACGACAAGGGTGAAGGCGTTGACCCATCTAAGTCTGAAACAAAGAAAGAACTTCTTAAGAAGGTAAAAACTGGAATTGAAAAGGTTGCAGAAAAGAAAGCAGCTGAAGAAGCAAAAGCAGAAAAGCCAGTTGCCAAGCTTCCAGAAAAGCAAGAAGATTTTGATTACCCAGAAGGTTCTTACAAGCTAAAGCAAGGTGTTGAATACACACCAGAAGGTCCAATTGATGGACAGGTCTCCCCTGACTACACAGATGACCCTGCAGAGCTTGCTCAGAAGTTTGAGACAGATGAACTTGTAGAGGCTCTTACTCAATCTGTAACAGGAACTAAGAAATCACCAGCTACTGGTTTTGGCGGACTTCCTTTTGAGGCTGGAGATGAAATTGTCCCAGCAGAAGCAATCTACAACGCTCTTAAAGAGAAGGGCGAAGACGCTGACTCAATTCTTGGAGATATTTACAGCGGTGGAAAGCAAGCAGAAATTTCTGAAGCAACACCAGAAGTATCAGATGAAATTAAAGATGCTTTAGGTGATGAAGATGTTCTAGATGCTCCACTTCCTGATGGAGAAGAAGACCCTGCAACTCTTCCACCACTACTTGAAGGTCTTTCAGAAGACGAAAAAACTAACTACGCTGAAACTGGAGACTACACAAAGTATCTTCCAAAGAATTCAACTGACGAGGCACCTAGTGGTTATACAGAACTCAATGAAGATCCATTTAACAATTCTGAAGCAGTTCTTCCAGAGGATGCTCCAGAAGGATTCTCTTTCAATCCAGTAGATATTGCTAACTCTTACAACAAAGAAGATCTTAAGGGCGAACTTCGTCGTGCCCTAGAGCCAGGAAACGAAATGCCTGGTTATGGTTTGATTTCGCAAGAAACACCAGAAGGCGAAGATTATGTTGGTTATGTTCCCGGCGAAGCGATTCGCGATGCTCTTCAGCTTCAAGGCGAAGACACAAATGCTCTCATTAACGAAATCTACGCAGAAGGCGCAGATAACGAACCTACTTCACAGGAGACCCAAGACGCTCTAGAAGGAGAAGCACCTGAAACCACACAAGGAACCCCCACCGAGCAAGAAGCGCCTGCCGAAAGCACGGAACAAACTCCGTCGAATGAAGCGGGACCCGAAGCCACCACAGTTAACACAGGAGAACCAACAGGACCTGCAAGACTAAAGGCTAAGGTTTCAGAACTCAAAGCTGGAGATGTTACAACCAACGATTTCTTCACTATTGAAAATATTTACTCTGACGCTGACTCCGAGTCTGCTAAACCAGGTTCCGTTTGGGTTGAGGGTTACTATCCAGGTCACGCAACTCAGAAGACCAAGCTTTGGTACCCAGATACAGAGATTGAAGTTTATCGAAACGTAGATGCTCCACAAAAGGGAGACCTACCAGAACTTAGCAAGCCTTTCGCTAAAGATTATGATCCACAGAAGAAGGTTTACAAAGATGAAGCTCTAGGAATTTTTGTTCCTAAAGATGCTGCAGCTCGTGAGCAATACCTTGCTGATGTTGAAGAATATAACAAGAATCTAGAAGCAGCTAAAGCAATGTGGTCTGCTCCAGAAGGTCTTGAAGAATGGCAAACACCAGATGCTGCACCTGTATACACTCCAGAAAATCCAATTGGTATTTCTGAAGTTGCATCAGTTGATGTTAAGCCTGGTGATATTACATTTAAAAAAGAATGGGGTCAGGATTACTACGAGTTCTTTGTTGTTGAGGGAGTCTCAACCGATGAAGAAGGAAACGCGGTTGTTCAGGGCTACTACCCAGGTCACGAGTCACAGACTAAGACTTGGAAGGGTACAACCAAGATTACAGTTATTAAGGGTGCAACTCCTCCAGAAGCAGGAACTAAACCTGCACTAGAGCGTCCAAAGAAGGATGACCCAGACTTTGCAGAAAAGAAGGCAGCATTTGATGCAGCAAAGAAAGAATCTGCTGCAACATGGACTGCTCCTATTGATTTAGAAGCATCTGCACCACAACCAAAGGCTAAGAAGCCAACTCCTCCTGCATTCCAAGGCGACAAACTAAAGGCAATTGCAGAAGCAGCTGGTGGAGATGCAAAGAAGTTCAAAGAACTCCTTGCACAAGAAGAAGTTGTACACATTGACTTCGAGTCAACAGGTGGATTTAACAAGCCAAGTCCAATTCAAGTTGCTCTTGTTAAGACAAAGAATGGCGAAGTAATCGACTCCAAGGTTCTATTTATGAACCCAGAGAAGCCACTTGATTCTTTTTACACAGATAAAGACCCAGCAGAAGTTCTAAAGGACTCTGAAGGTAATCCAATCTCTGATGGATTCCTTGAGAAGCAAATGTCTCAGGAAGATGCTTTCAAGCAGATTATGGAATTCTTTGGTGAGAATCCAATCGTATCTGCACATAACCTCCCATTCGATGGTGAAATTCTTAAGCGTTACACCGATCAGTTTGGAATGGACTACAAGCCTTCTGGTGAAATTGACACGCTCTCACTAGCACGCAAGGTAATTAATGGCGGTAATGGAGACCATGTTCTTCAAGCAGTTGCTGCTCGCTATGACCTAGCTGACCCAAATACAGATTGGCACGATGCTTCTGTTGACGTTGCAGTGTTACCTGGAATTCTTGACAATCTTCTTGATGAAATGGCTATTACAAATAGCGGTATTGATTCTCTTGACGTTGATAAAGCTAAAGTTGACTTTGATGCTGCAAACGCACAATACACAGCAAGCAAGTCTAAGAAAGCAAAAGCAGACACAGAACTTGTTATGGCAAAGGCTTTCGCAGATGGTATGGCTGGGAAGGATGTTCCGACTTCAGAAGAACTTGGAAGCGCTCTTCCAAAGGAGCTACCAACTTCAGACGAACTCAGCCCAGCAACAACCCCAAAGCCATCAGAAGTTTCAGACAACGACTCACAAATCGAATCTGTTCTTGGTGGACTTGTAAGTAATAACTGGGTATCTGAAAACGAGAACACAACTAACGTTGGAAAGATTGCCGTTGAAGATATGAAGCCTGGTGACTTCATCAGTGCACAGTTCGGTGGATACCACGAAATTATTTCTGTAGAACCAGACCCAGATAACGATAAAAAGATGGTTGTTACTCGTCGTCTTCTTGCAAATGGCAAGGAATACAAGTCAAGCTGGATTAAGTATCAAGCATATGAAGTTCGTCGTCGTAACGAACCTATTGAAATTGCACAGCCTGTAGATTCAACTCCTGAAACACCAGAAGTAGAACAACCAATTCTTGAGACAGATGAAGCTCCAGAGAAAGAGAGTTCAGCTGGAACATGGAACGGTTATAAGATTTCACAAGGAACAGATGGTGTTTATTACGCAGAGAATATCTCTTCTACAGATGTTCAAGCACTACGCAATGGTCAGCTAACACCACCTCAACTTCCGTTCTTTGCACCACTTGGCGGAGGAAACGACCAAGAAACTGGAGAAGGTTACTTCTTCTCAGTTAATGGAAAGCGTTTCTGGGGCAAGTACGGTGCTGCAGGTGCTCTAGTTCGTCGTAAGAACTCCGATGGAGTCTACGAATACTTCTTAGCAAAGCGTTCTTCTGGTCTTTCACAAGAAGGTGGCAAGTGGGGATTCCCTGGTGGCGCACATAAAGACCAAACAATTGCTAAGTCAGTTGGCGGAACAGCTAAAGAAGAATTTAGCGAAGAAGTAGGTGGAGACTTATCATCTCTTGAGCCTAAGTACATCCATCAAAACTTTGTAGGTCCAGAATGGGCATATGACACATATGTATTTGAAGTTGGACCAAAGCAACTTAGCGATTTAACACCTAAGGATGGAGAAAACTCCGAAATTGGTTGGTTTACAGCAGATCAAATTAATCAAATGGCTGCTGATGGAAAACTTCACACTAACTTTGCTGATTCAGCACAAGCAATATTTGACTTGTCTGAAGACAACACAAAGGGGCCAGAGAAGCCAACACCAGCAGAATCTAAGTCAACAGAAGTTAAAGCTTTTGATACTAGTAACTGGAAAAAGATTGCTGGTCAAGCTGGCTCAAACGAAGGTGCATTCTATGTAGACCCTGATACAGGCGAGCAGTACTACGTCAAGAAGCCTAAGTCAGATAAGCATGCAGCAAACGAAGCTCTTGCATCTGCACTATACGCAGAAGCTGGGACAAAGATTGGTCGTGTGTATCTTGGAAAAGACAGCAAAGGCAACATCGTCCTTGTATCTCCGCTTGTAGAAAACTCTAATAAAGATTTTGCAGACAAGAAGAACGATGCAAACATTCTTAAGTCTGCACAAGAAGATTTTGCAGTAGATGCATGGCTTAACAACTATGACTCTGTTGGTCTTGCTTACGACAACATGCTTACAGTTGATGGAGATGTTTACCGCGTTGATCCAGGTGGCTCGCTACTATTCCGTGCACAAGGAAAAGATAAGTCAAAAGAGCTTACAGACGATGTAAAGTCTATCGATACACTCCGTGACGGAAGTATTAATTCAGAATCAAACGACATCTTTGGTTCTATGACAGACGAGCAAATTGCTGAGTCTGCAAAGAAGGTTCAAGCAATCAGTCCAGAAAAGATTGATCAACTTGTTGACCAAGCATTCCCAGATGATGCAGAAACAGCTTCATTCCTCAAGGAAAAGCTAAAGGCTCGTCGTGAAGATCTTATTAAGCGTTTCGGTCTTGAGCCACAGGAAGAAGAAGCCTCAGAGCCAATTCAATCAGTAAGTGATTCTAACCCTGTAATACCTCTTGACCCTTCTGGTGATTTAGCTCAGCAGTTAAACGATGCTGTTGGAAAAAAAGTTTCATTCCTATATAACGGAAAAGATAGAGTTGCAACAGTTATTCCTTCCAAGGAAGGAACAGCACAGATTTGGGAAAATCCAAAGAACGGAAAAACTAATATTCGTCTTTTGGATTCAGATGGTGCTGTAAAGAATTTCACTATCTCAAGTATTGAATCAAATTCTGAAGGATTTGAAGCTCCTAAGGAAGCATCTAAGCCTTCTACAGAAGCTCCATCAGGTTGGACTAAAGAAGGTAACTACACTTGGAAGAAAGACGGCTGGGTTGTAACTGAAGATACTGAAGGAAACCTTACTGCAAGTAATCCAAAAGTTTCTGGTTTAATCTTTGGCAATTCTTGGGATGAAGTTCAAACCAAGATTGATGCAGAAGATGTAACCCCATCAATTCCTCAGGTAGCCACACCAGAAGAAATTAAAGCAATCGCTGAATCTCCAGATGGTGGAATCACTCCATCTGCTAACGACAACATCGAGCCTTTAAACCCTGTTGACACTCCTCTAACTGAGACAGAGAAGTCAACCTCTCTGCCAGAAGCAGAGAAGCAAAAGGTTCTTGATGAGGTATCAAATCTTGCTGAAAAACTATTTGGTTCTAAGGGTAAGACAAAGGACCTTCTAGAAGCACTTAAGGGACAAGAAGGCGTTGATAACGACCTTATTGACTCAATCATCAGCGACATCGATGCTCCAAAGACTGCACCTGATGCAACTCCAGAAGAAAAAATTACAAGTGACCTCACTCAATCTCTCACACCAGAAGATGGCGATGAAGATGTACCAGCTGAAGTTCTTGAATCAGTCACAACGGAAGAGCTTGCTGCAGAAGCAAAGACTCCAATGGATCCAGATCTTATCTGGAAGAAGGTACAAGAAGAATACTCAAGCACCACACTTCCAAATGGTCACATCGTTGTGTTCTCACAGACCAACGGAACAGATAAGTTTGATGTTGTTGTCAAGCGTAACTCGGATAATACATTTAGTGTTTATCACCGCATCACTGGTCCAGACGGAACAAGCAAGGTTAAAAACCTTAAGGGTCGTTGGCATTCATTTACTGCTCTTAAGAGTCGTATCGAAAGTGAAAAGTGGAAAGCAAAAGTAACACCTTCTAAGGTTAAGGCTAAGGCTAAGACAGAAACTCCTGGAAGTATTCTTCCTGCTGCAATTCCTACTCAAAAGGGTTCTTATGTTTCAGCAGATGGAGTTAGCATCGTTAAGGTTGGACAGAAAGTTAAGGATGTTAAGACTGGCAAGACTGGTGTTGTTATTTCTCTCAAAGATGAGCTAATTACAGGTAAGTCTAAGCTCAAGCCAGAAGGCTACACCTACACAGACGTTGCAAAAATTAAGTGGGATGACACTGGAAAGAAAAACTGGAAGGTATCTACATACCTTGAGATTTTAGATGGACCAAGCGGCGGTGGTAGCGGTGGAACAAAGACAAAACCAACACCAACACCAAGCTCACCTTCAACACCTTCTACACCAGAGGTTGATGCAACTCCAGCAGAAATTCCTACATACGATGCTCCATCTCTACAAGGAGCAAAAGCTCTTAAAGATGTAGAGGCACTTGCTGCAAAGAAGAATGAAAATGAGCACATGTCATACTTTGGTGCAGACAGCTATTCTGACTATAAAGAGTTCCTAAAGGGTGACTTTGTTAAAGACCCTGAATCTAAGAACCTTGTTCCAGGAATTATTGTCTCTAACGCTTCACCAAACTCTAACGATCAAGATTTAACAAGTCACGGTGTTGTCACAAAAACTAATTCAAAAACTGGTGAAATTGAAGTTACATACTTTGATGGTCCTCTTGCTGGCAAAGGTCAGACTCTTAAATCAGACAAAGTATGGAGCCGTGAGAAGTTCCTAACTGTTGAGCAGTCTAAAGAGCTAGGCATTGATGTTGACACAACTCTTCTTGAGAAGTCCCGCTCTGCTTCTAAGGCTAAAGGCGAGAAATACGCTAAAGAATTAGAAGAGAAGAAAAAGAAAGCTCAACAAGAAGCAGAAGCAAAGGCTCTTAAATCTAAGTTTGAAGTTAACGGTCCTGGTTTTGCACTTCAAACACCTAATGCACCAGCAGATTGGTCTAAATCCCCTGTAGACAATGCACCAAGCCTTGCTGAAGCATTGAAAATAGCAAAGGGTGACAATCCATTAGAAGCAGCTAAAGGAGCAACAGTTCTTGGAGACTCTGATGCAATTGAGGACCTAGAGCTTCGTGTTCAAAAAGTAACTGCAAAGGGTGGAAAAGAATCTATTAGAGTTACATTTACTCTTACCGACTGGGCAGCAAACCCACGAGTCGCTGAAATGATAGACGATGCAAGCATTGATAAGTCTTCTGGTTTAGATATTGATAAATGGGAAAAACAACCAAATGGCTCGTTAAAGTATTCTAAAAAGTGGGACAGTAGCTCTGTTGACCAAAGTGGAACTGGTGTTACTTACAGCGGAAAAGCTGGAAAAGGAACATTTAAACTTCATCGTGCAAAGAAAGGTGCAGAGAAAGCTAACTTCTTTAATCATGCAAGCAACAGTAGCAACTCTGTTGCATTCCATAATAAAGTAGAAATAATTCTCCCAGCAAACGCTACAGAAAAAGACATTGAAGATGCAATTAAGGCAATGGGTGGTGTAGATAATGTTCGTCCAGCAACTAAGGACGACATTAAAGGTCTTGTTGAAAACAAAATGATTTGGCTTTATGGACGAAGCACAGATGGAACAAAGAACTATGCTGGCGAACTTCGCGACAAGATTCTTCAACAAATCAAGGATGACTATGGCTTTACTGTAGACGATGTCGAGATTTCTGTTGATAAAGAAGGTCGTGGTCGTATTAGTTATTTAGTTCCTCAAAGTGTTGCAGACAAGATTTCCAGCGAAACAGGAATTAATTACTTCAATCATACTTGGCAGTCTTCTACTCCAAGCGGAACTGATGCTATGGCAGACTTCTTATTTGAAATATTCCAATCTGGAGGCTTGTATTCAACAACCAATCGTTGGATGGATGGAATTAATACCAATGGTATGTCCTCCAAAGCAGATGTAAAAGCCAACGGTGGAAACTATATGTTTACTCATCAATCATCCTCCCCCAATAACGGTTCAAGCTTAAGCTTCTCGTTTGATGCAAGAAAGCTTCTTCGTAGAATGGACTTCTACAAAAATGGCGGAGATAAGTATGGACAGCTCGTATCTGACGCAGAAGATGTAATCGGAAAACTCAAGAGTGGTGGTGGCGAAATTATGTGGAAGAAGAATCTCTCATGGGCTGACCTCTCAAGCGTAAGTATGTCCAGTGCTGTCCGAGCAGCTCTTGTGAAGAAACTTGTTGCTGCTGGATTACCTGAATACGCAAAGATTGTGAAAGGTTAATAATGACTCTCCAAATTGAAAAAGTCATCATAGAAGGACCAGCGGTTCTTGAAAAACTTTCTGGTGAGATGCCCTACAAGCGCCTTGTTGGAAAAGTAACTTACTTTGGGTATTCACCTGAGGAAGAAGATAATAATCTGACAATTATTGGTGCACATGTTTTTCCTGTTGACCTAGAACAGATATCTATAGACGAGGAAAAAGGTACAATTGAGTTTCCATGTTATGACGGAAATTACCTAGTTCGTCCTCTTTTAGAGGAAGACACCGAGTGGATTGGCAAAGAAAACCTTGAGGAGGCTCGAAATGGCAATTTCTAACGAAGCAACAGTTGATTTAGAACAATCTGTGGAAGCGCTTACAAACCCAGATAGCGGTGAATTAGTTGCTGTTATTTTCACTGTAAATGATTTAGGAATTTTTGCTCGTTCTAATGGTAAGTGGGTTCCAATGAACTCTGAAGAAGCAGATAAATATGATGGTTCAAACATCACTGACATTAAAGTAGATATGTGGGGAGACCTTGTAGCTAAGTTTGATGCTGGACAAAAGATGAATGAAACTGATCTTGAGGCTTATGCAGCCCTAGAAGAGACGGAGTAGAACCGTGGAATACGCAGGCAGAAACGGCAATCTAGTTCTCTTTGTTAAAGAGGGCTTTGGTGCAGTTGTTGACGAAGCAGCAAACTCTGTTGTCCAAGTTGGCAATAAAAAAGCACTTGTAGCTTCTATTGACTGGAACTCTTATGGCAAGAAGCCAAAAGACACAGCTGTAGAGCTTGCTAACGCTGCCATGACGGATTTAGATATCCGTGTCTTTGCTAGTAATGACCGTATGTACACGATTCCAGATGCTGTAATTGCCGAAGCAAAGCGTGGTCTTGAGTGGCGCAAGAAAGAGAACCGTGGTGGAACACCAGTTGGTCTCAATACTGCTCGCACACTTGCTCGTGGTGGTCAGATTGGTATTCGCAAGGTTCGTCATATTGCAAAATACTTCCCACGTCACGAAGTAGATAAAAAAGGCAAGGGATATAAGCCTGGACAAGACAATTACCCATCAAATGGGCGTATTGCATGGGCTCTTTGGGGTGGAGATGCCGCAGAACGTTGGGCATCAGCAATTGTTGACAGAGAAAACAAGAAGAAGGCAAATACTTCTATTACTGCAGGTCTTGGAATGCATGACTATGCACCAATGGACCGAGTTGATTACAACTCATTTATGCCATCAGAGATGGAACCAGAATTCTTTATTCGCATCCGTCTAGATGGTTCAGGTATTGACCGTCTCTACAAGGTAGAAGATGATGGAACATGCAAGTTCTGGGACGATGGAGCTTGGGATGATTTAGGGAACATTGAAAATGATTTCCACACATATGACAAGTCTCTTGATGACCCATATGACAAGGTGCAAAAAATTCATACACCTGTAGACCGAGAGTCTGCAATTAAAATTTCAGCAATGCTTGATAGCACTCCAATGGAATACATCAATGTTCAAAAAATTGACTTTGACGAAACAGATATGTTTGAACAAGCAATTCCAGAACTTGATTGGAAGTTTATTGACCAACTTAGCTCAGATGAAGTTGAAGAAACTGACGACTGGGATATGGATGGTCTTCTAGCTGCAGGAGAAGCACCTGCTACACCAGCAGCGTCTGGAGATGGCAACTACACACCTGAAGAGCGTTCTGAAAATGCTCAGACTCAGGTGCGAGATAAGTTAGGAAAGTTTGCTAAGAACGGCTCTACCGTTATTATTGGTGGAGATTACAAATATAAGGGTCAAATCACTGCAATGGACCCTGCAAAGCAGGAAGTAAGTGTTCTTCTTGAAGATGGCAGAACTGTCAATGTTCCTGCTAATACAACTCAAGAAATCAGTACTTTCCAGCCTGTCTCACAATCAAATTTTCCAGCAAATAACCTAGATTTCTCAGGCATTTTGGGAGAACCTCGTGTAGCAATTGATGAGCCTCTTGCTCAGTTGCCTGGTCGTCTTCCACCTCTTAGTGCTCCAGATACCAACCTTCTGGTTAGCGACTGGGGAGCTTGGGTTGCAGGTCAACGCCTCTCACCAGAATACTCTGGCGACCCAATCCCACCAATGGTTTATAAAGAAGAGCCTGATATGAACACTGTTTTAGGTGAGTACTACAAAGGCTCTTTCAATCCCGATGGAACTACTAAGCCTGGATTTAACCCTGCAACAACACCAAATGCTTATAACGAACCGCTCCTCCGTGATTGGTTAGATAAGAAATACACCAATAAAGCTGGTGATGTTGGCTACCACAATCGTGGTTGGTATGTCCCGCCTGCTAGCGATTATGTAAAATTTGATGACAAACTTGATCGTAAAAAAGTTTATACTAAAGAAAATAAAGCCGCTTGGGATAGAAGATTTGATGTGTCTAACTCAAACGAAAAAACTCTTATTGCTGCTGGAACAGAAGCAGAGATAACACCAGAAAATTCTGATGTTCCTCCAATGTTCTTAGCTATTGTTGCACCAGATGACCCTCAGGCTGTAATGGAGTTAGTCTCTGTTGTTCCTGCAAATAAGAAGAGCAACACACCAACAACATTCAAGCGCAAGCCAGGCAAATGGGAACGCGATGACCGTATTCTCAATGACCTAAACAGCCCTACACCACCCCCTGTTATCGTTTTAGATAACACTAATCTTGCTGAGGTAACAAAGCAGATTGATGGCGGAGTCGTGGTTGCCTCAGTTAGATT